ATAAGAACCTACATAAGGAAATATTTCATTTTTATACATGAACATTTCTTTTCTTTTCTTGTTTAAATAAACCCAATCATAACCTTGTTCTTTTATATCATATTCATTAAATATAAATACATCATCTGCATTAATATTATTTCCTAAATTATCTAATATTGTTTTATAACGAATATCTTCTATTTCAGTTTGTCCATATATATCGAAACTACCAATAACTTTATCTATAGTTTTTATTTGTAAAGATAAATAAGTAACACTTCCTAATCTTGGAAAATTGGTAATCATAGTAGTTTCATTATTAAATATAATACCATCATTATAACTAACTATAATTTCTTTATCATATATTTCAAGTATATTTAATGAAAGACCACTATTATTAGAAATATATTTAGAATTTGTGTTTGTAGTATCAATTACAAAAATATTAATATCTTGCCCTACTTTAAGACATGTAGAATTTCCATTATTATCAAATAAAAAACTTAATGTAGAATTGTAATTGATTGAGATTTTACCCGTATTATTTCCTAAATTATCTAATATATTTTCGAAGGTAATTATATTATTCAAATTAGTTTTTAAAGTAAAATTTACATTCTCTTTATAAATTAATTGTAACCTAGATTTAGAATATCCTTCATTTTGAGAATTATACCCTAAAAACACAGGCAAAGCAACTGGAACATTAGATAAATCCTCCGCATCATGGTATTCTAAAGTATATGAAACTGAACCAAATATTGTTTGTTGAGCTGATGAATCATATATTTTAGTTATATCTGAATTTGGAGATTTATTTAAATATATATTTGTTAAAGGTTTAGGACCTTGATAAGTTAATTTACCATTATTACCTAACTGATCTCCTGAAAAATCATACAAAAAAATATCAGGATTATCATCAGTTTCCCAAGTCCAAACATATTGAGTACTTGGTTGTCCGATATATCTATCTCTTGGATATCTTAAAAACTTTCTAGTCTTACACCATATTCCTTGAATTGGATTATATAAAGGATCTAAAATACCATATTGATTAGGATACCCACTTTGGTATCCTGTAGTTGTAGATGATGTATAAGATTGTGTTATATAACTACCTGATGTTAAACCAACAAATGAATTAGTATTAAATGAATCTAATTCATATGGTGAAGTACTTAATGGTGGAGTAGCGTAATCACCTCCACTAAATGGACCTATATAACTAAGAACTATACTATCACTAGTTACTTGTAATATATTATATTCTTTATTATCCAATACTTGATTACTTCCATTAACTCCAACAATCATACCAGATGATAAATTGGCTTGATTAAAACTATCCTCTTCATTTATTAAACCAACTGCATTTGATGTAATTATAGATCCTGTATTCTCAATATCTATTGGAACTATATTATAAAAATATTCTCCTGGTAATGAAGATTTACCACAATCTATTAATATATCTATATTAGTTGTAGTATATATTTTGCTAAAATATAAATTATTTGAATATATACCTGCACCGTAGTTAACAATAATACCATAATTATATAATGTACTAGCCCAAGTATTTACCCATAATTGTAAAGTAGGATCTACATATGTAGAGCTTGAAGTAGCTGCTTGTACACCATAAGTAGTATTATTAATAGTTATATTCAGATTGTTATAAATATTATAAAATTCAACATAAAAATCATCTATTATTTGATAATTATTTTTATCTGTAGATACTGATAAAACTAAAGGTGTATTTGGAAATATTGTATTAAAAATTAAATTATCTATACAAGAAGCTGATGCAAATACAGATTGGGTATATGATAATAAAATACCTAAATTATATAAGTCATTTGAATAATCTGAACTAAATTTTAATATAGTATTCTCAATAACTTTTGGTATATCTAATATTCCATTTTTATAAGTTAAATCAGCGGCAGTATGATATTTTTGAGAATTTATAGTAAATAAGAAACCATATTTATCTAAATTTTCAAATCTAATACTTTTATTAGTTAATTTAGATATATTAGTATTTTCTTCATTTATTAAATTTTCTTGAACACCAAAAACATATTCATTCTTTGGTATATTATTACTAATTATATTACTTGCCGTAATTGAACCAAAATAAGCTTTAACATCACAATAATTATCAGGAAATTTACTTGTTAAAGTTAAAGTACTTGATAAATCATCATTAGTTATTATTGAAGGGATAATATAATCTGTTAATAAATAACTTTTATATGTTTCATAAAAAGAGTTTAATGTAATATTACTTGCAGAATTACCACTTGTTGAATAAATAAATTTATTATTTAATAATCGAATACTACCATTATTTATAATACTTTGACTTAATAAATTTTCACTTATCTTAATATAAGAAATTAGATTACTCCAATAAGTAGAATTATCTGGATAAATACTTGAAGTTGCTGATTGTGTATAAGATGTAATACATTCATAAACTACTCCATTATATGAATATTGTACTCCTTTATTATAAAATATTAAATCTCTAATACCAAAATTACTAAATGTAGCAATTGTTAAATTACTTATAGTAAATTCATTTGACGTATCCTGTGATTCTATTTCTATTTTATAACCTGCTCTATAATCAGGTAATATTGAATAATTAAGTTGAATTATATGATTAGAACAACTTAACCCATCCCCTCTATAAATATAGGGAGATTGTGTTAGTATATCATATTCTAAAATAAAATTATTTCCAGAAGGTATGTCATTTGAATTAATAACCCAATTGTTATAGATGTTATCATTATAAATATGATTTGCTGTATAAACTCCATCATTATTTTTTGTATTAATTACATTAACAATTCTCTCTCCATGCGTTTTGATACTATCATATAATTTATCATAAAAATCAGGTTGTGACCAACTACTAATACTTGATGAATTCCCAATTAAATAATCTTTTATACCAATCGCGTTAATTCCACTAATTGTAGTTATACTAGCAGTGGTTGAAGTATATGTAGAAAATTCTTTATTATTAGTTTGTCCCAATACCATTATAGATCCTGGTTTAGTTGATATAACATTATAGATTTTATTACTTATATTAAAATCATGAAGTTCTGTATCTTTTGAGACAAAAGTAAATTCAGATCCAATAGGAAATAATTTATCAAAATCTTTACCACTTATCCATTTTGAGTAAAAGTTGATATTTTCATTTACGGCCTCAACCTTATCTACAATAGAATATGTATTTGGATTTGTTCTAAAATTAAAACCATGTTCATTAAATAATTGAAATTTATCTAAAAATAAACCTGATAATTGAAAATCAAAAGGATCAACTTCTTCAAAAGTATATACTGTTAAAGTTTTGAAAGTATCGGAACCATTTTCTTCAAATAGTAATTCACCTGTATAACAATTTTGATTTGTGCTCCAACCAAAATTTAAACCATTTCCATTTTTATCAAAAAAAACTAAAGATTGTGTATTCATTAAAAAATTTTTTTATTATTTTTATATATTAAATATAACCTAATCAGTTATTAAATTTAATATATAAAACATAAAATATAATTATACAAATGAAATACATTATTAATTTTGAACAAGTAAAAGTATCTGAAAATCTACAATACCATATAGATAAAGATATTTCTATTTTTGAAAATATATTTAGATCAGGTTCAGATTCATTCTATGAATTACTAAAAGAATCTAGAGAACTTTTTGATAAAAAAGCCATAAACATTTGTGTCGAAGATAAAGTTCTTTTTGAAGAAACTGATTTAGGACACTTTGATTATTATGAAGGTTATTTAGTTCCATTAGATTTACCTTTTGAAGAATTAAATGAAGCAGAATATCATGGTAAAAAAGTTAAATTAGGACATCCTACAAGAAGTTCTGGTCCAAAAAAATACCAAGTTTATGTTAAAAATCCTAAATCAGGAAAAGTAATTAAAGTTAGTTTTGGTGATAAAAAAGGTGGATTAAGAGCTAGAACAGGTAATGCCAAGGCTAGAGCCAATTTTTCAAAACGCCATAATTGTAGCTCAGCAGCAAAAAAAGATCGAACAAAACCAGGCTACTGGTCTTGTAGATTAAATAGATATAAAAATTTATCAGGTTCTGGTAAGACTGGTGGATATTGGTAATCTTTTTTATGATTTAATAAAAAATGTTTTAAGGGAAAGTAATATTTTAATATATAATATTATGAAAAATATAGAAATTATAAAAAAATTATTACCATTAGAACAATACAAAAATTTAGATAAATCAGGAATTTATAAAATAACCAATTTACTAAATGATAAAGTATATATAGGTAGCTCTGCTAATAAAATAATAAGAAGATTTAGTGCTCATATAAGACTTTTATTAAATAATAAACACCATTCAGTTTATTTACAAAATTCTTTTAATAAAAATAATAAAAATTTTGAAAATTATAAATTTGAGATTATTGAATTAGTTGACCCTGTTAAATGTATAGAAAGAGAACAATATTATATTGATCTCTATAAATCATCAAGCCCAAAATTTGGCTATAATAGAAGTCCAACTGCTGGAAATTGTTTAGGAGTAAAACATACATTAGAAAATAAAATCAAATTGTTTGAAAGATTAAGAACTTTATCTGATGATGAAATAATTAATATAATTAAATTATTTAATGAAAATTTCTCTTACAAAGAGATTTCAGAAAAATTAAAAATAAAAAAAGAGGTTGTTTCTAGTATTATTACTAGAACCGACAAATATAAATATGTTAAAGAAAAATATAATTTAAATATTGAAGAAAATAAATTATCTAAAATTTTAAATTCTGAGAATATAAAAAAAATATATGAACTTTACGAAATTGAGAAAAAATCAATTTCTGATATTGCTAATATACTTGAGATTAGTAAATCATCAATAACTCATTTAATAAAAAATGAAAATAATTATAAAGATATTAAAGAAGAATTAGGTATTAACTTTAATTATGAATTAGGTAGAAAGTCTGTAATAAAAAAAGAAACTTTACCTAAAGAAAGGAAAAAAATTATTAAAGATATAATTTTGGAGGAAACTATAAGAGAAATATTTAAACATAAATATTTAAACAATAAAGAAGATAAGGAAATAATAGAATTTTATTCATTAAAAGAAAAAGACTATAATTTTATTATTGAATGTAAATATCAATTAAGAAAATATAATCAATTATATATTGATTTAAAAACAATATATGATTTAAGAAAGAAAAAAAATTTATTGAGTGAAGAAGATATTATTAATATATTTAATGATTATAATTCAGGCGATTATTTATTAGAAGAATTAAATATTAAGTATAATTATCATGATACTGGACTTATTATAAATAAAAATCCTAAAATAGGTGAATATTATTTAAATTTAATTAATAAATTAGACCTTAATGCGGAACATGAAAAATCTAAAAATAGAAAGTTGAGATCAGAAAAAAGAATTGAAACTAATATAAAAAGATCTAAAAATTGGAAATTAATAAATCCAAGTGGGGAAGAAATAATAATAAATAATTTAGAAAATTATTGTAAAGATAAAGATTTATATGCTGGTAATTTAGTAAAAATAAAAAATACTGAAAAAACTTATAAAGGATGGAAATGTTATGAGGTATAAATTTAAATATATAAATAATGAATAAATATATAACATCATATGAAAATTATTTTACTTATGATCCTTTATTAGAACCTATAAATGAAGGAAGAGGCATCCCTGAAGATTTAAAATCTGTAATAGATGAAGTCTATAATTCTATTATAGATTTTATAGAAAATGGAAAAAATATTAATCTTTTTTCTTTTTCTTATGATAAATTTATAATAAAGAATCTTAGAATTAATCTAACTATAGATAATAATAGAAAAGATATATATGCTACTTCACAATTTGGAAAATTTAATGGTAAAGAATTAGAAAACCCAATTATAGATTTAATAACTAATTTAGATTTATCAAATTTAAAAGTAGTAATAACTCATGAATTACTTCATATATATGAGATATATAATAGAATAACTAAGATAAATAAAAATAATTATGATATTCAATGGTATAATGCTAATATATTATATAATATAAGAAATAAATATAATAATGAATTTTTAAACTATTTTATATATTTATTATATTTATCTTTTAATCAAGAAATAAATGCAAGAGTTGCACAAACTTATACTTATTTAATGGAATTAAATAAAACAAAAACATATTCAAAAGATGACTTATTTTTAGAGCTAAAAAAATCTAAAGCATGGAAATATAGTGAAGAATTATTAAATTTTGATTTTAATAATAAAAAAATAGATTTTAATTTATTAAAAAATTTTTTAATAGAATATAATTCAGAAATAAATAAAAAAATTATTAAAAAGTTTAATATAAATAAAATTCCTAGTACTAATAAAGATTGTTTAGATATTTTAAAATCATATAAAATTTTGTTTAAGAAAAAAGGATATTACTTTCAAAATAAATTAGAAATTATAATTGATGAAGTTATACTAGATACTTTATTATATAATAAAGCATATAGAACTTTTGAAAATGGTGAAATAAAAGTAATTTTTGATAAAAAATTACTTAGAGAAAGTAAAATATATAAATTATTAAGATGAAATTTCCATTTAGTGAAGAAATAAAAGATAATTACTATATCAGAACTTTTAATAAAGATATAGATGTAGAAGATTTAGAATGGCATAGAGATCGGGAAGATCGTTTAATAGAATGTGTTGGAGAAACAAATTGGCAATTTCAAAGAGATAATGAATTACCAATTTGTTTTGATAAACCAATCTTTATTAAAGCAGAAGTTTACCATAGACTTATTAAAGGAGATGGTGAGTTAGTATTAAAGATTATTAAATATTAATAATATTAAATTTTTTTATACTCTATAATATATTTAGGATGTATATTTTCGATTACATAAATACCTCCATCATGAAGATTAGAATCTTCATAAAATTTAAAACCTTTTTCTTTTAACCCTTTAGCATCAATTGTTAGTATAATAGGTTGTCTTAATTCAAAATCTGAGTGTCTTGCTAATTCCATACAAATATCTTCACTAGTTCCAAAAAAGATTCTATCAGGATGATAACTAATTCTATCTAAGTGTTTTGGTATAAGTCCTTTTTTCATTATTTTAAAATAAAATCTACTATTTGTTATATGATATATCTTATCAGGAATATCATTATAATCTATAATTCTATCATATTTAGGTTCAAAACATAATCTACCTATAGGCTCATCTTGATTATCTTTTTCTTCATTACCTTCTATATACTCTTCAATAAAATCTTTATAAAAATTAACATCTTTATCATCTGTAAAATCTTTTTTATTAACAAATGCTAAATACCATCCATAAAAATTTTCTAATTTAGTAATTATTTGTTTATATAAATGTTTATTTGTAGGACGCAATGTTATATAAATTTTATCTGCCCCAAACATATTATAGTAATCATATCTTTCTTCTAATCCTAAACTATCTAAATATTTAGATACTGTTAAAAAAGGATAAGTTTTTAAATTTTCATTTAAAATAAAGTCATTAAATTTTTTAATAATCATAATTAATATATATATATTAATTATGAAAAATTTAAAAAACTTTAATCAATTTGAAGCTCACATTGACAAAAATGGAGAACTACAAAATATGGATTGGGAAGGTCCAAAAAGACCTTATATAGATAAAAATGGATTAGGAGGTATAGATTTTGATGAAGATATAAATGAAGAAGAATTTATTGAAGCAGCTGATTTAGGATTAAAACAAGGTGAATGGTTAGAAGATTCATTGTATCTTGATTTAAGAGAAAGACTTAAAGAAATATATAAAAAAATGGTAGTTGAAGAAAAAGCAGTTTTTTTTCATGGTCCTATTATAGTAGAAGATATTTTGTTAGAGTACCCAGAAGAATGTAAAATATGTATAGAAAAAAATATTTTAGAATCTAAAAAAACATTACCATATTCTTTTGAGATAATAGAAATATTACCAATTGAATATCAAAAATTAATTATATCTTTAATATTAAATAACTTTGATAATTATGATATAGAAGAAATTCAATATGAATCTTTTGATGTAAAAGTTCAAAAAATAATTGATTTTAATAAAGATAAAATCACCATAACATGGAAAAAGCAAGGAAGATAATCCTTGCTTTTTTATTTCTTTTTAATTTTTTAAAATTAGGTTTATAGTTTCTTCCCTTTGTTTATATATTGTATATTGTTTATAAACTATTTCAGCAAATAAATATACAGATATATCTGAATAAAAAGGATCTTTATCCGTATGTATTATATATTCGCAATTATTCCAATCAATTGATTTGAATAATTGTAAAAGATAATTCTTTTTATCTTCTATTTTATAATTAGTATAACTTTCTTCAGGATTTACGTAATTAGGTACTTTAATAGGATCAAGGTTATAAAAAATTTCTTTATAGCCAGCATCGTATACATACCATTCATTATCTTTTATTATAAAAGCTACTTCACTTTTATTTTTTTTAATAACTTTAAAATGTTCCATTTTATTTTTTATTTTTCTTCATATATTCTTAATATTTTTCCAAACTCATCTAATACTCCTGATTTCTACCTTATTTACTACTATTTCTTTATTGATTCCTAATAATCTAAACCAATCATTAATACCTAAATTTATATTAAGATCAACATTAATATTAGGTTTTCCTAATTCATTATAAATCTTTTGGTTTGTTTCTAAACCACAAAAATCCCATTGATACTTCATTAACACATCTTCTACTTCTTGTTCTTTCATATTTATTTTTTATTTTTATAATTCTCTTCATATATTCTTAATATATTTCCAAACTCATCTAACACTCCTGATTTAATCTTTTTATTATCCCATTCCATATTTGAAATATATCCTTGAATTATATCTTTATAATCATTTGATATTGTTAATATATCACCCTCATTTAAAATACTTGTTATATCTACTTGAGCAACCTCTTCTGTTTTTGAAGTAATATCATCTATATATTCTACACTCGTAAAATTACCAGTTTCCAATACACCTTCAATTTTTCTTCTTAACTTTCTATTATTGATTAATAAACTATTAGAGATAAATAAATCAATCCAATCCTTTTTATCAATCTTATCCAAACTATCTATATCATCCTCTTTTCTTAAATAAACTTTCTTAAATTTAGGTGATACATTATTTGGTACAAATTTTTCAGTATCTGAATCAGTATCTAAAATAAAAATACCCTTTTGATTATCTATATCATTTCTATCCATCTCATGTACAGATCCAACAAAAGTAAAGTTTTTATTTCTTTGTAGAATATGTATATGTCCTGAATATACCCCTTTATACCCATCAAAATCCTCTACATCTATTTTGTGTAGGTTTTTATGTGCTACTGAATTTAAATGCATTCTTGCCCCATTTAAATCAGAATGACAGAATAAAAAATCACTACCTGAGTTTTCTTTAAGAACTTCTACTTGATCACTTTTCTTTTCAATCCAAGGCATCATCAAAATAGATTTATTATTAAATTCTATTCGCTCAGGCTTTTCATAAATATTAACATTAGGAATATGTTTGAAACTTTTCAATGAGTTTATATCATTTGTAGATTTTGTATATATATCGTGATTACCTATCAAAACATGTACAGGACAAATAGAAGCCATACGTTCTAATATATCTTGAGCATAATTTAAGATATTAATAGGAACTACGTCTCTATTATCAAATAAGTCTCCTAATTGAACTATTATATCATCTTTATCTAATTCTTTTTCCATTAAAGGGAAAAGGAAGGTTTCACAATACTCTTGTGAAACCTTAAACCATTTATCAACTTTATTAGGAAATCCAAGGGATAGATGGAAGTCTCCTATTAAAAATATTTTATTTGCCATTAAATATGTTTTTTATTTTGTTAAAAAATTTACCAATTGTAGATGTTTTCTTTTCTTCTTTAACTGGTACATAAACATCCGTTAATGGAGTTGTTGGAGTATCTGTTATTAACTCTACCTTTGAAGTTTCTTCATTTGGTGAAGGGAACCAAATATCTTTTTGATAAGGAATTTGTGTCTTACCATCTAAAATTAATTCTCCTTTATCTTCATCAAATTTAACATCTTGTTGACAATTATTAATTAATTCTGCTAAAGCTTGTTTAGCTAACTCAGGATCTGTATTTCCAACAGGTATTGTGAACTTTTGAGAAAAAGTATGACTTAATATATTATGACTAAGTATTTTAGAATATTCAATAATTTCTTCTTTTATTGTAGTTTTTGGTTTAGTTATTTCATAAACATCATCTTCAAATTTAACCATATTCGGAGTTTCGGGTATATCTTCTGCTTTTATCTCAGATTTTAGTTGATTAGGTGTAATATCCTTAAATTTTTCTTTTCTAATAGCTGCCATTTTTTCTATTATCTCTTTGGTATCAGCATTTGGATCTTTTTGTCTTTGTAATAATTCTCTTCTTAAATCATGAAAATTTTCAGTTACTTCATTATCAATAGGTTTAACATTATCAAATGCTAAGAATCCATCTTCATTTAAAGAAGGTGTTTCAATAATAGTTACTGGTTCTTTAATACCATCTGCTTTGTAGTTAATTAATTCTGGATAGTCAGATAATTCTTCTTGTTTGAAGTCATTAGTTATGCTAATAATTTCCCAATTTAAAAATTGTCTATTTCTTTTAATAAACTTTTTCTCTAATTGAAAAGAGCTAGCTAAATCCCAAAGATTTAATTCTTCTATTTTTTGTCTTTCTAATTTATTAAAACTAACTAAACCAGTTACATTTGCTTTTCTTAAAATAATTTTATTCCAATTAAGATGATCTTGATATTCAGTAATAAAGTCTTTATCAAAATTAAAATAAGTATTTAAAGTTAAGTATTGTAATTCTTCTAATTCAAGATGTCCTTTAGCTATTAAAGCCTTAACGGTATCTAATTCAAAAGTATAAACAGGTGTTATACTGTGTAATAAATAGTATTGGTCTAGTACTAAAATATCATCTATAATTTCTAATAAAAATTCGTTAGAGACATTATTTTGTTCGAAAAATTTAGGATTACCTACTATATTCTTTATTAATTCTTCTAAATTTAGGTTTTCTTCATTTTGATTTTTTTCCATTTATAAATATATTTTTTATTTATATGAAAATTATATTTAATAGTTTTAATATATAAATTATGATTAAAAAATATTTAGAATTTATCTTAGAAGATAATGAAGTTGATAAAAATTACAATGAAACAAGTTGGACAATGGATATAAATGGTAAAGAAAAAACTATAACTATCCATATGATTCAAGAATTTTTAAAAGATGAACCAATAGTTGATATTAAGGTAGAAGATATTAAAGATAAATGTATTCACTTAGATAAAAAAGATAAAAAAACTTTAGAAAGGGCACAAAAATCAGATCTTAAATATCCTATAATCATATGTAAAAATTTAGATGGTACTTATGGTATGATTATAGATGGGCATCATAGATTAAAAAAGGCTATTGATAATGAGGTTAAAAATATTAAAGCTAAAATATTAGATCTAAAAAAAGCTCCTAGTATTTATAAAAAAATGTTTAAATAATAAATTAGAAAAAATTCAATTTATAAATCTAATATATACCATGTATTACAAATGAAAATTATATTTAATAGTTTTAATATATAAATTATGATAAAAAAATATTTAGACTTTATCTTAGAATTGAAAAAGGAAGATTTAAAAGGTTCTTATTTACTTAATGATTATGAAACTAATTTAGAATTAGAAAATAAATTAAAAACTATTATAGATGATAAAATAACTTTAAATCAAATTCAAAATCCAGAAAAAGTGGGTGATAAAAATTTTATTAAAATTAAAGAATTATTAAATAACGATAAAGACTTATTAAATAAATTTAGAAATAATATTAATAATTCTATTAATAAAGAAGGATTAAAAAAGTGGATTGAAAATTTTATTAAAAATAAATATCTAAATATAACTCCAATTAAAAAAGATAAAAAAGAATTTGATATAGATTTTAAAAAAGTAGATAAAAGTTCCCCAATGTATAAACAAACAGGAGAGTTAAACAGGGGCTATGGAGATAATTTTGAAATATATCAAATACTTTTTACTAAGGAAATAAATGACCTTATTGAAAAAAATCCGGAATTTAATAAAGCAGATAAATATATGTATCTTACATTAGAAACTGATCATCTAAATAGAGTTCATTTTCCAGGAAGACAAGTTAGGAATTGGTATTCGTATAAACTAAGTGGAATACCAACTACTTTAAGAGGTAATGGAATATCTTTTTTTATTTACAAAGCATTTATACATAAAGTAGGTTACTTAACTTCTAGTACAAGTTCATCCTCATCAATAAGAAAAATATGGGAAAAAATTCTTGTAGATAATAGTGTTAATAGTATTATTTGTAATCATGATATTATTGTATTTTCTAAAAATTATACAGGTGATATTGATAATATAGTTAAAAAGTTTTTAAATTCTAAAACATGTACTAAAAATAAATTTAAAATAGATTCTGAATTAGAAAATAAATTAGGAAATTGGTATAAAGAATGGAAAACAAAACTTGTTGATTCGTCTTATTATTTAGATAATCTAAATAAATTAATTAATAAATATAAAAGTTATAAAATAACAGATGAAGATATAAAAAATATCCAAAATGGAAAAATAACTTTTATTGTTTATTTACTAAAAAATAAAAAAATAGGAGTTATTAAAGATATAAGTAAAAATGAAGATAATTCGCTATTTTTTAGTATTCAATATTTAGATTCAGGTAGATATTATAATGATGAATTTAATGAAGTAGATGAATCAAGTTTTAATATTCTAGAAAAGAAAAAAATCAGTTTATAAAACTAATATATACCATGTATTACAAATGTTTTTTGATTGGAAGATAAAATATTTTAATATATAATAAAAAATAATTAATTGTATGCCATTACCACATTATACACAATTACCAGTTTTAGATGATCCAGCAGGACCAGGTACGTTACCTCAAGAACCAGTATATAAAAACCTCTTTGAGATTAGCTTTGTATTACCAATTATATTACAAGCTCAAGGAAGAGATGTAGCTCTTTTATTACAAGAAGCAACTTCAGTTACTTTAGATTTAACTATAGATATTGACCGTAAAGAACAAAGATACAAATATTCTACAAGAGCATTTGTAACAATGCCTTCTACTACTACAAAGGAATTTGATATTAAATTTCAAGTTAACGTAAGTAACAAAGGCGCTATGGATGTTTGGAATACTTTAAAATCTTGGTACGATTTACAATGGAACTCTCAAAACGGTACTTTACATTACAAATCAGATACAATCGGAACTGTTATAGTTAATCAACATGATAGAAAAGGTTATGTATTAAGAAGAGTTACTTTTCAAAATGCACAAATTTATGGAGTTGAAAGTATTGCTTTAGATTGGGGAACAGCTGATATCTGGGATGTAACTGCTAAATTTGTAGCTGACTTTTGGATTGATGAATATATTGATGGTAACTATGTTATTGATAATCCGAATGTATATGGATAAAATAAAACAATTATTATATTTTTATATATAATAATATGGAATTAAATATTTTAAGAGAAAAAATAAAGGGAAAAAGTGAAGATTGGATAAAGAAAAATTATCCTAATCTTCACTTTTCTATTTTAGGTATATCTCATGATATACCTTGGATACAAAAAGTATATTATTATTTTAATAATTTATCAGCAGTACCTAAATGTTATTGTGGGAATAATGTTAAATTTAAAAATGGTGTAGATGGTTGGTTAGTTTTTTGTTCTAAAAAATGTCAAGCTAATAGTGATGATATAAAACAAAAAAGAATTAAAACTAATATAAAAAAATTTGGGTGTGAAAATCCAATGCAAAATAAAGATATTCAGAAAATTTACATATCTAATATTTTAGAAAAATATGGAGTTGATAATATATCTAAATTAGATTCTATTAAAGAAAAAATTAAAATAACTAATTTAGAAAAATTTGGCAAAGAATATGTAACTCAGACAGATAAAGTTCGTAAAATTTTAAGTGATAGAATGATTTTAAAATCTAAAGAATTGAATAATATTCAAAAAGAAAATCTTAAAAAATATATTATGGAAAAAGTTAAAAATTATAATTTAATACTCAATTCGATATTAGATACATCTATTTATGAATTTTATCATAATGATCATATATTTATAATCCATAAAAATATGTTAAACGATAGAATAAAAGCTAATATAACTATTTGTACTGAATGTAATAAAATTAATTCTTGTTCAGAATCTCAAAAAGAGTTATTTGAATTTATTAAAAACAACTATGAAGGGGAAATTATTTTTAATTCAAGAAAAATAATTTATCCTTATGAAATTGATATATTTTTACCTGAATTAAATATTGGGTTTGAATATAATGGTATATTTTGGCATAGTGATAAATTCAAAGATGATGAATATCATTTAAGAAAAATGAATAAATGTATTGAGAAAAATATACATTTGATACAAATATGGGAGGATGATTTTCTTTTTAAAAAAGAAATTATTAAATCTCGTGTTTTAAACATTTTGAAAAAAATTCATAATAAATTATGGGCTAGAAAATGTGTTATTAAAGAAATTGATAAAAATATAAGTAAAGATTTTTTAGAAAATAATCATATTCAAGGAGATTGTAATGATTTAATTAGATTAGGTCTTTATTTTAATAATAAATTAGTTAATTGTATGACTTTTTCCAAATTAAGAATATCTACTGGAAATAAAAATAAAGAAGATGTTTATGAATTAACACGTTATTGTAATTTGATTAATACTAATGTTGTAGGTGGTGCTTCTAAATTAATGAATTATTTTATTAAAAAGTATCAACCAATAAAAATAATAAGTTATTGTGATAGATTTTGGTCTATTGGTAATTTATATGAAAAATTAGGATTTGAATTAAAAAATGTAACTAAGCCAAATTATTTTTATGTAGTGAATAATAAAAGAAGTTCACGTTTTAATTGGAGAAAATCTGAATTAATTAAAAAAGGTTATGATCCTAATTTAACAGAATTTGAGATTATGGAAAGTTTAGGATATAATAAAGTATATGATTGTGGTAGTTTTTTATTTGAAATAGATATTAAAAAAGGTGATAGATAAAAATCTATCACCTTTTTTTATATATAGGTATAGTAAAAAATTGTAAAAATGATTAAAAAATTTAAAATATTCATTAATGAATCTACAA